AGCCACAAGCGACAAGCTCATCGATCCTTGATCCAGGGATCAAGAAGTATTGAACAAGTTTCGAGGACCTTTGACCCAGGGCCTCGACTAAGATAAATGTATTCTTAGAATGTGTCTTGTGGAACGCAATTTGGTGTGGTGAAAATCGAACTTTATTTCCTTTTGTAACTTTTAACTCTACAGTAAAAAAGTGGCCAGAATTATTATAGCCCAATAGATCGGGAGTACCAAGAGAGCTAAGGTTTTCAACCCTAATCCACGAAATATCTTTAGAAACTTTTCGAAGTTTTTTATATAATTTAGCTTCCGGGCCCATACGGATTTTGAGGGAACATCGTCGTCCATTTAATAATCATTCTTAAGTTTATCAGGAAGAATTATTGGAGATGGTTTAACAGTTTTTAAAACTAATCTATGTGCTGTGTGACCTTTAAAACCAATGATAGGAGCAGAATTCTCATGTACTTCCATTCTTTTAATATCATATAAAGTTCCATTCACTTCAGCAAATATAACAGCATTCTTTACTGCGTCTGATCCTTCAGTAAAGGAAGCCAAAAACTGTTGCATATCTTGTACTCTCATTATTTATTTGTTATAATTTTGAGGTTAGTATTCTCTTCAGACAATCTGTCAATCTCTTTTTTTAAAGAGATTATTTGTGTAGTTAGTTCACCAACTATTATCTTAGTGCCATCCAATTGATTTTTTGTTTTTATCCATTCCATTTCTTTCTGTTTCCAATTCCATATTTCTTTTTGATGTAGTTCTGCCATTAAAGTTAAATCGCCAGGACCTCTGTCTTCATTATCTGCCATTCTGATAAATTGATCCATACTTATCTTAGATTCATTCTCATGACTCATATCTTCTCCGTGTTCTTTCAATTTATTGTAAGTACGTTTATCTTTCATACCTTGACAATATAGGATAGTTACCTTAAATTGTCAATATGGGAGTTCCAAAAAGATTAACAGAAATGCAAAAGCGATTCGCTGAGTTTATAGTATTCGGTGGACCTGATGGACCAGTCTCACAAGGGGAGGCAGCTAAGCTGGCTGGCTACTCAGAAAAGAGAGCAAGACAAGAAGGATCAGAACTAATGAATCCTAGACTATCACCATTGGTGGCAGCGTATGTTGGTAAGCTTAAAGAAGAAAGACTTAAGAAGTTTGAAGTGACCTACGAAGGACACGTTGCAGAACTATCTCGTATCAAAGAGGCAGCTCTTAAAAAAGGGTCTTTCTCTTCTGCCGTAAATGCTGAAACAAATAGAGGAAAAGCAGCAGGATTATACATAGACAGAAAAATAATAAAAACTGGGAAATTAGAAGATATGTCAGAAGAACAGTTAGAAGCAAAGATGAAACAAATTTTATCCGACTACGCGCCTCTGTTAAATGCAAAGACTGTTGAAGGTGAGGCGGTTGAGGAAGAAAAAAAAGAAATCTCATCTACCTAAATTAAAGGAAATAGAAATTCTATAATCTTTACCTAAGTTTGGTTCAACTCTGTGTCGTAACCATCCTGGAAACATTAACAATTGATTTGCCGTTGGATTTATAGTCCATGCACCACTATTGTACCTATTATACTCAGTTAAAAAACAAGGAGCCCAATCATATTCCATCCTGTCTGAACACGGGTGTTCCAAAATTATAGCACTATTGGTAGACTTTAAGTAAAAAGATCCTGCGATAACAGTGCTCGGATGAATGTGTGATATGTTGTGATCTCTATGCCCATTTATATTTACCCATAAACTAAGTATTTTTAATGGGTCTTTATAAGCAATTATTTTTTGATAATCTCCTCCCACTCTTAAAATTTCTTTAAACAAATCATTTAGAGGAGGGTGTTTACCAGTAAGACGTGGTGATTGCCAACCACCTCTATTACTTACGTTCTGACTCTTAACTTTTTTCTTCATAGCTAAACAATATTTAGCCATTGCTTTTACATTCAGGTTTAATTCCTCAGTATGAAGAGGAATAGGGAATAGTTCCATAATTTTTTTTATCTTCTTTTTTATTAATTTTACTATATAATATGTATTATCTTTTAAATATGAATCAAATTTGTGTTTGCTTAAATTTAGAAGATGATTTTTCATTTCTTCATTTTTAATATTTTTATTATAATGTTTTATATTGTGTTTACATGCAAAAGCTACATTATGTGTTATGTCAATAATATCTATAACTTCAAAATAATCTTTAAAACTATCCCCTAAAGTGTAATTTAAGTTTATATCGGACATCAATAAATGTCCATTAGTTTTTAAAACTCTTGATGCTTCTTTAAAAAATTTTTCTTTATTTTCATAAAGATGAAATGATTCTACATTTGTAATTAAATCAAAATATTCATTTTCGTAAGTTAATTTTTCAGAACTACAAATTTTAAAATCAATATCTTTGTAATTTTCCTCACAATAATCTATTGCCATACTATTAATATCACATCCATTGGCTTCTTTTAGTTTTAAATATTTTTTTAATACATTTATTCCCCCTCCTCTTCCGCAACCTATGTCTAATAAATTTAAATTTTCTGTTTTTATATCTTTTAATAGTTCTAAATACATGGTGGCTTCATATTTAAATAATAAATCTTCTTGTTTAAGAAGATTAGACTTAGGATAAAAACCGTGATTCTGAAATTTAACTACATTAAATTTATTATAAAACATGTTTAAGTTGTTATACTCCTGCATCACTGTAAGGCCGTGAGATGATTTTTTGCCTTTAGTTTTAATTGTTTTTACAACTCTTTTCATTAATTTGTTATATCTTCTGTATCTTCTTTTTTATTCTATATCTTTTGTATTCTTCTTATCCACTGTCTTGGTATCATAGTTCTGTCACCAAAACTATAACTACCGTCATCTTCTTTATCATAAGATGCAAATAGTTTTATTGCCTTCTTGTCTTTTGAGTATAACCACCCTTCATTAATTGGTCTTGCAAAAGACATTTTATCAAACTCTTTCTCGGTTGCCCAGCCCGAATCACTCACACAATCGATCCACTCCACTCGGACTTTAGGAAAAGGTATTTCGGGAGTTGTTGAGTTGACGACTATTTTTCTTCTTTTCTTAGGCATAAGATCTTATAATACAAGTCTGCGATACTTGACAGTCTATTTTGTATTCAGTTTCAGAAAAAAAATTTTTTTTCAGATTTACCCCTCGCAGGGCTCGCAGCCCATATAAATCAACACTTCTAGCCTTCGCGCTACCCCTCGCGGACCCCTCGCAGAAATCATTTACCCCTCGCAGATTTTGGTTTTTGGATAGATTTTAAGTTTTTCTGATACATTTTCTCTAAACTACCCCTCGCGCTGCGAGGGGTAAATCAATTTTGCGAGCCCTAGAATTCAATCCCGAGCCCTAATTTGTGCCATAATACTGCCTCAATATTGCCATATTCTCTTTGGCTTCCGCAACATTGTGTAACAATTTGTCAATTTCACCCGTAATATCTGTATGTTCTACAATCACAGATTGTGGGGACGCCATTAACATGTCTATCTTAAGCAGGGCGTCTTCCATCTGGTGCTGGTAGCGTACCATTAAAGCTTTATAGATCTGTTCTCTCATTTATCCTCCTTCTTTTTTAGTGAATCACCAAAGATGCCTCTGAATCCCCATGATCCATGATGCGTGGTCCATGAGTCGAGATTCGCGTATATATTAATACTACAACGTCTAGCAAGCTCACAGAACGCTAGATCTTCGCCTTTCCATTCGTGGTCCTTGAAGCTAGTATCCCAAAAATTATACATATATTTTTCAATCGCTCCTCTATAACCAACTTCAGCATCCATCTTAGCTTGGTGTTCCTTATCAAACTTAATTCTTTTATTCGCGTATTTAGCCATCAGCACCTTAAACACAGATCTATTAATTAACATTAAACCAGCAGGAGCAGACTTCAATTCCACTAAATCAAATGGTAAAATTTTTATATTCTCAGGGTCCTTAAATTCAACCGGATATCGAACCTGATTAGGATTCTCTTTTAACCTATAAGGAGTAACTACAATATCCTTTTCAGGTACTAACATTCTAAGAACAGCTGTTGGCTCAAACTCTACATCAGCATCAACGAATAACATATAATCATACTCAGATGCCATGAATCCTGCTGTCAATAGATTCCTCGCATGAGTCACAAGAGAAGATTTAACAGACTTAAAAATACACTCAACTCCAGATTTAGCTAACACAGCGTAAGTATTTAATATACTCACACAAGTCTCAACCTTCATCGTGTCATAACACGGCATAGCAATAAAAACTCTAGGCTTCTTTTTTTCCATCAGGTACCTCCTTAGTTTCAAACATATTTTCATCAGCTACTTTAAAGTTAGCGGCTATTGTTATTCTTGTTGCTTTAGAATTAAATGATGATACCGAATGAGTTAAGTTCCACGGAAAAATAAAAAAATCTCCAACCTCAGGTTTAAACCCAAATGTATTCACGTGAAAATTTTGTGGGTTACCAACAAAAAAGTTTAACGCTGCGGGACCATCTCCGGTACCCTTCCATGCTTTTTGTTCTTCCTTTACCTTATCAGGTACATCTAATACTAATACACTAGATAAATGACAGTTGTGATGTATGTGTGGTGGGTTAGATTCTCCATTCTTCATGAAGTTAACCCATGCATATGTAGTTTCAACAGCTTTTAATTTAATGCCATACCAGTTTTTATAGGCAACAGCATACGCCCTTAAATAAGGTTTAATAATTTTAGTATAAGTTTCTGATTTAATTTTATATTCACCCTTAATGATACCAGCTAAGTTATCACTCCAGACTTCATTACTCTCATCACAAAGCTTACGTAAAGCCTTGATATCATTAGGTTTAATCTTAGTCCTAAATAATAACGGCCCCCAATGAAAAATTGTATAATTTAATTTTTCTTCCTCTATCGTTTCACTTATAATTGGTTTCATGTTCTCTCCTTAGTTAGTTCTTCTTAGTTCTTTTTTCCAATCAAATTCAGATTCTTCACACCTCTTTATTAGATCTTTGTATTTTCCTTGCTTTCTTGCTTCTTCTACAGACATAATTATTTCGTCATGTTTTTCGAATCCTCTTCGCATTAAAGCATAGCCATCGTTTTCTGAATGCTCTACAATATTACCGTTTTTTATTGTGAGCCATCTTTCTCTTTGTGAACTCATGTTCTCTCCTTTGTTTGTCTTATTGATTCTTTATATGATTCATTCAATTCTTTTTTTTCTTTTTCAGCTTCTTCTAAGAAATCTTTTGGATCTATTTTAACATTAGCTTGCTCTTTCTCGTCAAATTTTAATTCATGGTACATATCTAATCTCTTTAACCATTTATGTTTCCATCTTCTTAAGTCAGAATCTTGAAATTTAAATTCTTGGTAATATAAATCAGGTGTACAAACCATAATAATACCTTGTCTAATTTCTGATTGATAAACTGCGTCATGTGCCATACAATACGCGGCGATTTGTAAAAAATAATCCTCAATCCACTCCAGCTTTTTAGGGCGATTTGCTTGTTTAAAGTCAACAATGGTATCTAAACCATTGTGATTACAAACCAAGTCAGTAGAGCCAGCATATAACCCAGGATAATACAATGTAACTTCCGAGCCGTAATACTCTTCAACAGGCGTAAGACCAATTTCAATAATCTTTTGGGCCATGGGCTTCGCCTCTTGTCCAATCCACGTAAGATCATCGTACCCAGTTCCGAGTACATGAGATTCCAAGAATTTGTGCATGGCAGTTCCCCGTTGAGAACTATGATTCTTGATTCGTTCTGCGTTTTCTTCTCCAACTTTGTCCTTCCAATCTTTTAAGAATTGTTGATTTTTTGTAGCGCCTAATATCGTAGTCACAGATGGAAGTCTAGCACCATTTATATCATAGCTCCGTGATCCTTGGTCCGTGTGCTGTGTACCAGTGATATAGTTATATTTATTATTTAGTTTCATACAGGTATAAAATGATTTGGTTGTAATTTATCGTATACAGATTCAACAGGAACTATGTCGAATGCAACAGTAATTCTTGGTCTATCAGACTCTTTCCAAGGTGAACTTCTATGTTTATCATCTTCACTCTTACCAATAACCAATAAGCCTTCTTTACTCTTTATTTTTATAACATTCTTCACGCCTGGAATTTTATATTCAGTATAGCTGTCTCCTACTTGAACGCAATAAAAACCATGCCACACTTTTTTAGGTGCTGGCCAATGATTATGCCAATCTACTTTTTCACCCTTATGATAGACATTTACCCATGATTTTATCATATAAAATCTATCTTCTAATAGATAAGACGCATATTTTACAATTTCTTTATATAGTTTATTTACCTCTACATTAGGAAAAGTTAAAAAATTATACATGTTATGATTCGCGCTAGTAAAGTTTCCATACCACCCAGTATCCTCAATAGGTTTTAAATTCCTACGTAAGAATTTTTCAACTTCTAAAGAATATTTACTTAATTCTACATTATTTAAAGAGCGTATTTTTTTAGAGTATACATAGTCATGATAATTAGTCATTCCGCCTATTAAATTTTTTTTATTATTTAGTTTCATTTAACACTCTTCTTATGTTGCCAAATATTATTATTAAAAACTCTAATCAATCGGCTAAGCTCTACCTTATGTTCTTTATTAAACTTATCTCTAAATATAATATCACAGTCTTCGCATGGTAATTTATTACCTTTCCAAACTACTACTATTTCTTTAGAAACCATTTCGATCAGCTACCTCTTCTAAAAACTTTTTAGTCGCTTCTAGTTTTTCTTTCTTAGTATTTTTTTTAAAAATTTCGTCCCATCTTTTTCGATACAAATCGGTGGAAATCCTTGATTTTCCATCCCATTTTTTACCTTTAGTTTTCTTACTCATTTTTATTTTTCTCCGTATGTATTTTTTTAGCTTCGTTGTATTTCTTCATATCTTTTAATTGAACTGAGTTAGCTACATTACCAGCTACAGATATTCTAGTCACATCAGAATAGAATGGTGCAACATAATGTTTTACCCACGCAGGAAAGATAAACATATCTCTATTAGTAGGTTTAACTGATTGATAAGTTATAGATTGTCGGTTGCCTTCACCATATAAAAATCCTAGTGATCCAGGTCCACCTGATCTACCGTCGTATGCTTCTTGTTCTTTAGTAATTTCGGAAGGTACATCTAAGAATATAACAAATGATAATTCATCTGAATGATCATGAGGTGGATTAAACTCATGCTTCTTCATAAAGTTAACCCACATAGATGAAAGTAAATAATTAGGTTTATCTTCAGGTTTATAACGAAGATTCTTATGCTTTTGAAATGCTTCATCGTAAACACCTAAAATTTGAGCTATCCATGGAAGAAATATTTCTTTCTTACGAAACATATATTCTTCTTTAATAACTCCAGCTAGTTTACTGCTATAATCTAATTCCTTAGTTCTACTAGCCAGTGCTTCTTCTAATAAAAGTTTATGAAAATCTTCTGAAATTTTTAAATGTAATATACATGGTCCCCATGTAAATATACCATATGATACTTCTTGTTTTTTATCTGTCATTCTAGTGTCATTGCCTCTTTATATTGTTGTAGATTAACTACCTTTCCATCAAATACATGATCGGGTGAGTAATGATCTATTAGTTGTTCTACTTTATGTAATTTTACTTGTACGTATGGCCATATTAAACGACATACATGATACGCTTCTCTAAAAGTACATCTCCAACGCCACTGAGTTTTATATTTTTTTCCAGCTTTGTTTAAACCTTTAACATTTCTTTTTATAACACTACCAACTTGTAGTGTTTCATGCACCCAACGAATTACTGCTTCGTCCGTCATAGCTATCTCCATGCTAATACGCATAGAGTTAGACATTCTATATCCTTCTCCTTTATGTTTCTTTTTCTTCTCCCAGCTTTTTTTACATTGAAGACTTCCTTCGCCATCAAATAAACCAGCTAGATATGCTATATCACTTTCTCTCATTTATTTCCTCTCTCAATTATCCACTTGAATGTTGATGTGGCTGGATCAA